TTTAGGTCTTAAACAGTATTTTGAAGCTAAAGGTGGATTTAAACTATTTGGTGATCTTTTTGGAAATATTATGTCTACGATATTTGGTCCAATTATAGGCGGATTAGCTAAAGGTTTAGGTAGTCTTCTGAGTGGTGGATTAAATAAACTCTTTGATACTGGTGGTGGCGGCAACGGTAATATGAATGCTGCTGACATTAAAGCAGATACTGCAGAAGAAAAAGCATTTATTGCTACTGTTAGGGAACTTGAAGGAACTGCTGGTAATAAAGGTTACGATACTTGGTTTGGTGGTCGTACTGATATGAAGATGACTGATATGACTATACAGCAAGTTCATGATGAACAGACTAGGAGAATGAATGCTGGAGAAACCACTTATAACGGACTATCTTCTGCTGCTGTGGGTGCTGGTCAATTCATGACACCTTTAGCGCAAGTAAAGGCAATGTTTGCATCTCAGGGAAAAGAATTTGATCCAACAAAAGTCAAGTTTACTAAGGAATTACAAAATCAATTAATATTAGACCTTGCCAAAAGAAAGAGAGGTGTTGATGTTAGCAAACCTCTGACTATAGCAGACATGAAAATACTTGGTGGAGAATGGGCAAGTTTTACACCTCAGCATGGACAAACATCAAGAACTGCAGTTGAATCTCTTAGAGTATATGATGAAAACCTTGGAGAGGCGCGTAAAGCAAAACCAGATCCAAAACCAGACCCAGCAGGTAATCTAGACGATATCCCATACACACAAGAAGAATCAAACGCTTTGCTGGCAGCAGGAACACCAGAGAAATATGCTGAAGTAATGGCTAAAATTAAAAAACGTCAAGCAGAAGCACTGAAAGCGAAACAATCTAATGTTGGTGTTCCCAATAGTGCTCCAGAGATTTCCGAGAACTATGGTGTAGATCAAGGTAAATCTTTTAATTTCTCTATACCTGGTAAAGGAAACTACGAAGCATATAAAACTGCTACGGGATTTGAGATCTTTAAGCATGGTGGACTTGGTGCTTTGGTTGGAGCCAAAACAAGAATAGAAACAACAGATGGAAAAAATTCGTGGGCTGTTGAAGCGTTAATGAAAGCAGGAAAAGCACGACAAGAATCTGCGAAGGTAACTCCTCCTCCAAAAACAGATCAAGCAGCAGCAGTTGCTCCTGCTAGTAAGCCTTCAATAGCAGCATCTTCCGCATCACCACAAACTGGAACACCTATCATGGCAACATCAGCACAAGTAGCATCTGCTTCTATGCATGGTGGTGGCGGTCAACAAATAGTTCATCATCACCATTATAATGGCGGTCAACAAACTGCTGGTGTTAATTCAAATAGTGTATCTGCTGGTATTGGCATGGATCAAACAGGAACAGCAATCTTCCAAGAATTAAAAATTAGAACGTTAGCATAATGGAAAAATTTCAGAATATAACAGATTTTTCTTTGCAGAGTGTTTCTATTGCGGCACTCGGGGAAACAGATGGATATGAAATCAAACAGATGATTAATACATTCTCTTATGTTGAGAGTATTACCAGTCCATTTGTTGCTGCAACTATGAGTGTTGCTGATAGTGCAGGATTATTAGCAGATTTGCCTATTCAGGGTGGAGAAACAGTTAAGATTGTAGTTGATACTTCTTCTATTGAAGAACCACAAGAATATGTGATGCAAGTTTGGAAAGTTGGAAATAGATATGCTAAAAATCAAACACAAGCATTTACTTTAGGTTTGGTATCAGTCGAAGCACTCAATAATGAATGTATTAGACTCGCAAAACCTATATCGGGAAAATCGGAAGAAGTTATTCAAAAAATATTAGTTGAAGATTTAAAAAGTCAAAAAACGTTCAATACTACGCTGAACGATATATCTTCTCCAACCAGATTTAAAGTAAAAATGCTTCCAACTAACAGAAGACCATTTGATGTTATTTCTTCTCTTTCTGTTAAAAGCGTTAGAGTTGAAGGTAGTGGAACTACTGTTTCTGGTTCTTCAAAGTCTGATACACCAAAAATTGGTGGATCTGCTGGTTATTTCTTCTGGGAAAACAAGAGAGGATTTAATTTCTTTGCAGTTGATGATTTATTGAAGGAAGACGCAGATAGTACATGGGGACCATATATTGAAAAACCAGCTAATCAATCGGATGGTGCTGACGATAGAGTAACTATTTCTCAGGCAACTTTTATGTCAGAAGTTGATATACTGTCTTCTATGAGAAAAGGTAAATATTCTAGTCTTATTATTTTCTTTAATCACTCTACCGGTCAATATCACGAATATGCATATAGTTTGAAACAAGCATATGATGATATGCAGCATCTTGGACCACAGAACAAACCATCTTTAATTGAATTTGATGGTGATCCAATTTCGGAATATCCAACTAGAATTGTATCTACAATTTTGGATCATGAATCATGGTACAATGAACCAGGTATTGCTTCATTTGAGGAATCTGATGGATCAGAAAAACCAAGTGAGTTCTGCGATTTTCATAAACACTATGCCGCACAATCTCTTATGAGATATGAGTTGCTTAAGCACCAGATGGCAACTATCGTCATTCCTGGCAACTCAGAGATCTGTGCTGGTGATAAAATCAACATAAAACTTGTAAATAAAGCACCAGGTGCTAGAATACAGGACGAACCATACGATCAAGAAAGCAGCGGAATCTATTTAATCCAAGAAGTAACCCATACTTATAATAGTACGGAATCAACAAATGGAAGATTTACCACAACCCTAAGATTGATGCGAGATTCGTATGGGGATATTGAATCCAATCACGGCACTAAATAAAAACGTAGAAGCAATTACTTATGGAAAACATCGAAGCACATATTGCTAAGGACAAAGAGATCCTTGACAATCCTATGACTTCTCCTAACCAACGTCGTCATATTGAAGGCGAACTTCATGAATTAGAGGATTATGTAGAGCATCACAAGGCAGAGATTGAAGCAGGTGATCATCATGATCCATCACCATTAGAACTGTATTGTGATGCTAACCCATCAGAACCAGAATGTTTGGTTTATGAGGACTGATTTATATGGACCAGTTACTATCTAACATCATCCCAACACAGAGAATCGGCAGTGACGGATTCAACTGGTGGGTAGGACAAATTGAAGGAACCGCTTCAGACGAAAAAAATAACAAAGGCGGTTATCGTTTCAAAGTTCGTATTATAGGAGATCATCCTGGTAAAAAGGAACTCCTTGATACGGCAGAGTTGCCTTGGGCAACTGTGATGATGCCTGTAACTGTACCATTTATTCCTGGTAATACTGGAGGAGCACACCCACAATTAGAGATTGGTTGTTGGGTTGTCGGTTTCTACATGGATACCGAGAAACAAAAACCTATTATCATGGGGTCTATAGGACAGACTCCTGGTGCCACTAAGGTATTTGCTGAAAGAACACCAGATACTGCACCATTTGTAACAGCAATCGCACAATTGGGTGGTAAAGAGGGACAACCAACACAGAAAGAAACTGGTAAAAATACTTCAACCGGAGGATTATCGGACGGTACTTATGATGGCGATGAAAACTATAGAGTAAATGTACCAGCAAGTAAAGTAGTTCCTTTAAAAGGAAAATCTGCTGAAGCTGAGGATTGGTGTCAGTCAAAAGCAGAAAAGTGCGATGAAGATGATATGATGTCGCAAATGACTGGCATCATGGGGGAATTTTTAAATGCAGTTCAAAGCAGTGGTGGTAATATTGGAACATATGTTGTCAATGAAGCAAATGGTGTCATTCAAGATGGTGTTAATATAGCGAGAGGTTATGTTAATAAAGCAATGCGAGTTGTTAGTGAATTTGTCGCTAAAGTAAAAGGATTTATTATTGAGAAAATTACCGAAGCGGTACAAAAATTAATTCAAGCACTTCTTGCTCCTATAGAAAGCGGTCTTTCTTTATCTCCTGTAATTGAGTTCTTCCAAAATTTACTAAAGCAACTTGGTTGCTCTATGGGAGATCTTTTTGATCGTCTTGCTGAGTTCCTAACAGATCTATTGATGAGTTACGTACAGCAGATTTATAGATCTATTGCATGTCAAGTAGATGCTCTTGTTAATGGCATTATGTCTAAGATCAATTCCTTGATGGAAGATCTATTGGGTAGTATTTTAGGACCACTTAGTGATATTTTAGGTGTTATTGCTGGTCCTCTGAATATGATTGGCGGTGCTATCAATTTTGTACTTCAATTACTTGGTATTAACTGTTCTGGACCTGATAGGTCTTGTAGCAAAAAAGCAGCAGTTTGTACTAACGGTGGAGAAAAAGTAAAAGATGATGGTGACTTCTTAGATAAATTGTTGGGTAGTATAGACAACCTATTTCCATCTACGGGTGCTGATTATACTCAGTATATTTGTGACGATGCATACAAGGGAAACGAATTAGAATTTACTACAATTGGATTCACTGGTGGAATTCCTAAAATTGGCGGAAAAGATGGTATCATCCCTGATAATGAAATAGGAACAGATCCTGGTGATGAGGATGATGACGGTGGTGGCACTCCTGGTGGTGGCACTCCTGGTGGTGGCACTCCTGGTGATGGCACTAAAAAGAATAAGAAAATTGTTTATACAATTAATGACATTGTAGTAACAGAAGGTGACTTTGCACGATTTACAGTAACCAGATCTGGATATACTGAAATTTCATCGTCAGTTAAATACAAAACTCTAAAATATAAAGGAACAGCAACGGAAAACGAAGATTATTACCCAGACAGTGATATTTTAGGTTTTGCTCCTGGAGAAACTTCCAAGGTTATTTCTATTAGAACGTTTGTTAATGATGGTTATGAATCCCCAGAAGATTTTTATATTCGATTAAGAAAAAATACTCCATTAGAGAAAGTTAATAATAGTAAAATTAAATCTCAATTTAGTAAGAGTCTTGGTAAATGTACTATTATCGAAGGAGTTAGAACGAGTCCAAGCGATCCATATAAACCATCACCAACAAATCCATTTCCTGAATTTCCAACTACTTTCCCCGAAGATACCACCAATCCGGGTGATGATACTGGATATCCAGATATAGATACTGGTGGTGAAGATGGAGATGGAGATGGAGATGGATTTGATGACACTACAAACCTTCCTATCGTTACTGGAATTGTAGTTACTGCAGACAGAACTACATGTCCTGAGGGCGAGTTCATTACTTATGACATTACAACCTCAAATGTTGCAAACGGATCATTGTACTACTATACCTTAAGTGGAGATGGTATAACCAAAGAAGATATTATTAATAGTAATTTAACAGGATTTTTTATTGTTAACGATAATAAATCAAAAGTTGTTATCGGAATTGAAGATGATGATGTAGTGGAAGATGCTGAAGTTCTTAGATTTACTGTCAATGGAACGGGTGCTTTTGCTGATGTTATTATTCTCACCAATGATGATGAGGATCTAGATGATGATGGAGAAGGAGAAATTCCATTTGATACATTTGTTGAACCAGTAATAAACATCGATGATGTTATTACAGATCCAACTGGAGGAATTATAGATATTCCTGTTGATAATCCTGGTTCTCCATGGGCGGAACCACCATACGTATTCATTACAGGTGAAGGAATTGGTGCAACTGCTACTGCATTGTTAGATCGAAAAGGATTTCTAACAGAAATTCGCGTAAAAACTCCTGGTTTTGGATATAAGAAAAATCTTCCATCTGATAATGAAAAAAGATGTATTATTGATTCGTTTACTTTAATTCGACCTGGAACAGGGTATGAAGAACCTCCAACAATTTACGTTAATGACAGAACTGATGTAGCAGAAGCTATTATTGACGATCAGGGTTTTGTTATAGGTGCGAGAGTTCTTGATCGTGTTACAGTTTTTGAGGAATTTCCTAAAATTATTATAGTTGGTGGTGGAGGTTATGGTGCGAAACTTATACCATCTCTTGCATGTCTAGATACAGATGCACTTGTCAGAATCGGTTCTACTAAGATTGGAACTGGTCGTTACGTTGATTGCCCATAATGTCATTTCAAAAAGCCGCAGGAAATCTTCCAACCACTATTGCTAAGTCCACAACTCCTGATGAAACTCAGGATACTGGTTCTGGTCCTAGGTTTAGAACTTGGTATAAAGGTACACTAACAGGATCGGAAATATATGAGCGAATGTTGCCAGATGGTGAATCTAAGGCACTTCGTATTGATGGACCTGATACGTCTACGATCCTACAAAATAGTGACGGACAAATCAAGTTAATTACAGGAAAAAGAAATAAAGAGAACGGTCCTGGTAGTGGAAAATTATGTATTCATAGTTGGGGGTATCAAGCAAAACATGAATATCGTTCTAACTTAGAGTTTAATGCTGGGGATGACGAAGAAGATCAGGCATTAAACGTACAGTGTTATGGTGACTATGTTGAGAAAACAACTGGTGGCACCAGATATATTAGAGCACAAAAAATTCTTATTGAAGCATCGGAAGAGTTGATTCTAATTGGAAAAACTCAGGTAACTATTCAATCTGGATCTGCTGGTGGTGGATCTATTAGTTTAAATGCTGGTAATATAGAAAAAACAACTAATAACGATCAAGAAAATATTTTAGGTCAAAGATTAACATTTGGTGTTTCTGAAGATACTACACTATCTTTTGATCCTCGTTCTAATCAGAGCATTGTATCTCCAGGTCATGTCAATTGGAAGATTCTTGGTGACTATTCTCAGTGGATTGGTGGTGTATCGCAAACTATTGTTGCCGGTAAACCAGGAACACCTCCACTAGTTAAAGCAAGAGATACAACATTTAGTGTTAATGCTCTTCTTGGTGGTGCTTCAGTCAAGGCAACAGATGCTATCTTGATTGCTGCTGGAGCTGCTCTTACAGAGACTGCTGGTGCTGCCATTACTGCTGCTGCTGGAACTTCATACACAGCAACAGCAACGTTGAATGCAAGCATGATTGCTGGTGGCATAGCAAACATCACCGCACAGGGTGCTGTCAACATCAAAGGTTCTATCATTCTACTCAATTAATAAGTTTATATTATCACTGTCATCTGATATCCGCATAGTAAACTGGCACAAGGGGGGTTGATTTCTGGACTCAACTCTGATAAATTACTCTTGTAGCAAATCAGGCGAGTGCCGCAATTACTTGCATAACCTGGTTGACGCATCGAGCGTCTTCTGCTATAATATACTCATG